TTCATACGATCATGATATTTGTTTTGTTCATGTTCTGATCTCTTTTTCCATTGAGGAGAAGGATAAAGTACAACACTAGGAGAAGAATTAATATTATTTTTCTTATTATTTTTCATATGTTTCTTTCTCTTACCTGTATGGTCCGAGGTGGAACGTAGAATAAGGTTAGTTTGTTCGGGTGTAGCGTGAATCGTTTTCATTGCCATTATTATTTGTAAGTATACTTTTGATTGAATGTTAAAATCAAATTTTTTTTTCGATATAACTAAATTTATTTATATGATATATTATAATGTTCTTATATATGTATGTATTTTGTTTATTATTATTAATTATATGGTTATTACCCATGTTTATTGATGATGATAAAATTAATAAATTATTAAATAATAAAAATCAAATAATATTTACAGTTATTATAATAGTTTTATTTATAATTCATAAAATTTGATTTATACTTAAAGAACTAATCATATATATAATTGTAATACTTAAGATGGATCTGAGACTTTCAACCATGACAGCATGTGCTGAGATTAGATCCAATATTGATTTATCTAAATTATATGAAAATACACATGTAAGTGATTTTATAAAATATGTTGAACATGGTGATAATAATTATAAAGGTCATGCCTTAAAAAATACTAAAAAGAAAAGAAAAGAAAAAGCGAAAAAAACATTCTTTAATCAAGTCACAATGCATTGTTTCTATGATGATAAAATAATTAATGTAAAATTCTTTAATAATGGTAAAATTCAGATGACTGGGATAAAATATGAGGAACAAGGATTAAATTTATATGATGATAAATTATTTAATTTAATAAAAGATTATAAAGAAACATTTGATAAAATAGATATAAAATTGTATAATTATAGAATTGTACTTATTAATAGCGATTTTGCGTTAGATTCACCTGTGGATAGAGATATATTACAAAATATGTTAGTTGAATATAATTATTATTCAACATATGAACCATGTGTATATCCTGGTGTTAATATTAAATATTATTTTAATACTAATAATGATAATGGTATATGTAAATGTAATAATATCTGTCGTGGAAAAGGAAGTGCTGATGGTGATGGTGAATGTAAAAGAGTAACAATTGCTGTATTTAAAGGAGGAAAAATTATAATTACTGGAGCAAAATTAAGAGAACAATTGTATATTTGTAAAACTTTTATAACTGATTTTATTAATAATAAAATATAATTATTATATATATGTGTTTACTTTATTTAGTTGCCTTGTTAATAATATTTTTTATGTTATGGAAATTATTAAATAAAAATAAAACTAAAGAAACCATGAAGAATAAATGTTATGGAAATTCTCATCCAATTACAGAATCATTTACTAATCCACAAAATACATTTTTCAAAGCATTAAATGATATTAAAAATTCAGATAAAATAGTTCTAGAAAATGTTGAATCAAAATGTTATTTAGATAAAAATATAATTGAACCAGAATTAAATAAAAAAGTTATTGATATATTAAAGGATGTAATATCACATTTTAATAATATATTAAAAGAAAATGAATATTATATTAATAAATTGGAAGGATTATATATTATTAAAGATAATAAAGAAAATTATAGATTAATAGTAAGTAGTTTTATTTATGATGTTAAAAATTTCTATACTGTTAAGTTTATAATGGATGTTGTATTTATAAATAATGAATATTATCTTAATTATTTAAATATAGATGAAAGAGCCACTAATAATATATTAAATCAGTATGATGTTAGACAAGTTAATGATCATACTGAAGGTGTATTATTAAGTTATGATATGGTTAATGATGATTTAGAAGATGTATTGAATGAACATTATAAAACAAATAATAATATATTAGATTTTGTTAATACGGAAAATAAACCATATAATTTCTTTAAATTAAATGATTTAAGTAAATATTATTTACCTGGAGGAGTATCTAATGTATTCTCACCTATATTTTGTGATAAGGATTCTGATAATTGGACTACTAATGGTGTACCTGAAAAAAATAAAAATATACATGAAAGTTGTATAGCAAATAATAATGCCATTACTAAGATTCTAAATCAACCTTATGATGCACCGGGAGTATTATATGGAGATAAAACTAGTGAATATTCTTGGTTATTTAATATATTTTCAAATCAAGGTATAAGTAATTGACTAATTTTTTTTTAACATTGAAGTAATGTTTTTAGTAGCAATAACAATTAATGTAAATATTATAATAAATACACTTCCTATAATTGTATATATTTCTGATTCGCCTTCAACACCTATTTTACCTACTTTTGTGTCTGTGGGTTTTCCAGGAAAATGCGTCTCAAAATGCTGCTTGAAACTATTGTTTTTCATGATGTTCCTATGTTTCGTGGATTGCGTCTGGAGATCCTCGAGTCCTTTTTTTTGGCGGCCTAAATTATCGTATATTTTAAAATACTTTTCCGTAAAAGCTTTGGCCGCCACATTCGAATTTGAGCTTGCGGATTCTTCCAAAAATGTTTTTATTGTATCTTGGACCTTTTCGCGGTCGGCTTGCTTCGAAAAAAGGTCAATCTTAAGTTTTTTACCATGATGTATATTATATAATATTCTATATACTTGATATAATATAAATAATGTTATGAAAAACCATATGAGGTATTTAATATATGCTCTAATATTTAATACTTTCACATCAAACCAGTTATATAGTTCTATTGCCGTTGATATTTTACAAGTATTAGATCCAGTGGGATCTAAATTCCAATTTAAATTTCTATAAAAATATCTTTCAGTTGATTCAAACATAGTAACAGGTTTAAATGGTCCAAAGATATCTTCGTATCCCGGTTCCCATGGTAAATCCATAATAAATTTTCTTTCATTTATTTTGGGAGATTTACCGACGACTCCGCTCATCTCGCCATCAGAATCGAATTGATCAGGAAATTTATTAGCATAATTTATAGAATGTTGTGCTGCTTTTACTAAATTTGGAGAACAATGTTGAGCTTTCGAACCATCTTGAGTTTTCGAACCATCCATACAACATTGTAAATATTTAAATGGTGCAGTACCTTGTCTATTACCTCTACTGATTAAAGGAACATAATTAGATATCATAGAATCAGATATAGTATGATTTTGTGGAGCATTGGGACATTTTAATGTGTTGGTACATGGAATTTTATCTTTATTACCTTCTTCAAATAATGAATAATCTGTAGCAAAATCACCATTGCATCCGTTTTCATCTTGTTTTGCAGCAAATCTGTCTTCACATGAGCCAAAATCACGCGCTGCCCATTCTTTACCTTTAGCACAATCAAATACATTACCAAATATTCCAAATATAATAGTCTTAAAAGGATGCCATGCCGCGAGTAATTGCCAACCGCCGATGTCCATAAATTTAGGCACTTTTATTTCGTGGAAGCCTACGGCAGACAACTTGCACATCAAGAGCGATAATTCACCCCATATTAATTTATATATGGGTATAAATATTAATGATATTATACAATACAAACCAAAACCAATTATAACCCAAGGTATATTAATCAACGCCATTTCAATTAAAAAATAAACTACTTTTTTTATGATCATTATTATTTTATGTATTATAGATTCACCGTGTAATTTGCATCTAGTACTTTCATAATCTAATGAACTAGATAAGTAGTAATCATCATATATAGTATCTGCTCTTAGAATAATAGATAGAAATTCATAAATATTAATTCCTTCACCGAAATTTTCAGCAGACATATATATTATATAATAACATTTTTATTAATACAATAATCTAACCAGTTTTTACATATTTTATCTATATCATAATAATCATATATCCCATTCATATAAAAACCATAATTATTTATTCGATATTTTTTATCATTAAGATACCTATAATAATATTGTAATATATCGTGTATTTTATCATTTTCATTTAAATATTTTATCATAATTTTTTTACCAACATCTAATAAATATATTATAGTTAACCAATTATAATTTGAACATAACATATGATATAAATAATCGCTAAATAATTTATAATATTTTTTAGGTAATATCTCTTTATTATGAACATAACATTTTCCATAATTCATTATTAATGATTTATTTTTACATTTTACACCTTTATTTGTAGTACATACACATTGTAATTTACCTACTCCACCATGACACATAATTAATATATTCTTTTTATGATTATCTTTAAAAGGTTTATCTATATTATAATTCATTTCTCTACATATTGGACAATCCACATAAAAATTATTATTATGACATACTAATTTTTTAAAACAATTAAAATGAAATTTATGATCACAACTTAATGTCTTAATAATTTCATTATCATTCATATCGTCCAAACATATCGGACAAACGTCCATTATTGTTATACGTTTAATATAATCATTTAATACTTAAATAAATTTGATTTAATTAATATGATAATTATAAATATAAATATAACTATGTTCCGTAATTGTATCAAAAAATCATCTTCTTTGATTAAACAATCTTCAAATATTAGCTATCAAACAAAGATTAATAATTTTAGAGAAAATAGATCATATGGAAAAGAAATGAGAATAGAATCAATTAAGAAATTTTATGATTCAACCAGAGTAAATCAACCTAATATCCTATCTAATCCTGATGAAAATATTGATTCACACGATAATTCAATGTATCATAAATCACTAAAAGGTAAAAAATCGAAAGTATACCCTCATATTAATAATCATGATTATTCTACTAAAGCATTAGTAGAAGATTTTAATAAAAGATGGAAAAAAAACCTTACACTTGAAGAATATTATAAATATTTTAAATAAATTTAAAATGTCTTTGACACGTTAAATATCCTAATTTACAATTTTTATCACATTTATTACCTTTATTTTTTCCAGTTTTCAAGACAGTTTGACACATTAAATTTTCATATACTATATTTTCATCTATTTTATGTACTTTAGGATCTAATTTTTTTAATCCATTTACTAAAGGTAATTTTATATAAGGAAACGAACATAATGGACATTTATTATATTTTTCACCTCTTAATGTATTCATAATACATTCATAATGATATTCTGATTT